AGCTTCTCTGCTGGGGTAGTCATGTCAAAGTTAATTGTTTATGCGTTTCTAATTTCCTTAATGTCAAATTACAACAATCATTTTTATTATAATTCACGTTGTCACGAAAGTATTCGTAATGATCCCGAACATACTCACCAACTGATACCTGCTCAAATCCAGTTATAAGCCCCGCAAGTTCAATCTTTCTTTGGAGTGTCAGGTTTTGATGACCGCCATAACTTACGGTATATTCTGAATAATCAATCGCAAAGTTCTTTTTTATCCAGTGATTCACTTTAAGAAACTCAATCAAAATCTTACTACACTGAATCCCGTTTATGATACTTATGTCGCAAAACTCAAATAAGAACGGGCTAAGTCTTACACTGACATCAAACCCTAATCCTTGTAGCTTCTCAACCGCCTTAATCCGTCGTGACGGCGGAGGTGCGTTTTCATAAGTTCTGCAAACGTAGTCATCAGTTGAGGTTATTGATATTTGAAAGTGTGCCAAATCCTTATCATAAATTGCCACATATTTATCACTTGCCACAAGGTCACTTTTAGTAACGATCAGATAACTTATCCGCAAGTAATTAAGTAGCAGAATTGTCCGGTAGGTTAGCTTGTGAGTGGTTTCAATGGGTTGAAAACAATCAGTCATACTGCCTATACGAACTACATCATGCTTTGTCAATCCGTTCAGTTTCGCCCGTACCGTTTCGAGATTTGCCAGAGCCGGTAAATCAACATCAAACAACCCACGAAAATTAAGCAACGCCCTTGCATAACAATAATCACAGTCATGCTGACATCCACGTCCGTAGGTATCTAATCGCTTGGTCCAGCGACACCAGGTATTGTACTTACGGCTGTCTATAACTTTATATGGCGACCCAAATTCTTTCATAACCTACCAACCGACGGATAAAGCTCTTTGATTTTATTCATGTCACCTTTATAGAAAACAAGTATCTTCTGTTCTCTCTTTGGAAATTTTCTGTAATTGAGCGTAACCTTTGCCTGTGCAAGTCTTGTAAATTCACATTCAAGATAAACAATTTTATTGTAAATGTGCAGACCTTGTTGTTTGAAAAATAGTTCATGTTCAGCCTCGCACCCATAATAAGCCCCGTTTTTATCACGTGAATCACCTGTCATAATAACAAAGAAACAGTTATCATTTAATACTTCAATCCCTCTTTTATATCCTTCGAAAAGTGTATCGCGAAACGCCTCATAAGTAGGTATTGAGTTTAATTCACCCTCTGGGCTCTTACCGTCATAATCCAAATATTCTTCTACCTGATAATACGGAGGGCACGAAAAACAAAGATCATATTTCTTTTTAGGGGTAAACTTTGAACTATCTGATTGAATCCATTTTGTATTATAAAAGTCCTGACATAGCTGATTATTCGCATCACACTGATTTTGACGTATCTCTGAAGACAGGTATTCATACCCATACGACCCTGTTACAAAGCCAAACTGCACACCGCCGCCGAAAGGATTATAAACACTGCTCCCGTTTTTCGGCATAAAGAACCTCAAAATAACTTCACACGCAACCGGATCAAGAACCGAGGCGTTGCCATTAAACGACTTCCCTTTTTCGGAAACCACCTCACCGTCTTCAATGGTTTTTGTGGATAAAACAATGTTTGACATCCCATTTTGTCCTTGCCAACATCCATCACGTGAAGCAAATTTAGGATTAGCAATATTATACTTTGCCCCAGCCGCTTCGATCTTATCATTCCATTCATGCTTCATTTTTAACCAATCACCTTTTGTCGAGTTCCAAACGTTGGTCATAGTTGCATGGGCAAGCCTTTTCATGCGTACCTGGTCCATTGTTCCATAAACCATATAAGCATAACCACTCAGGTCAAGGTATGTGATAAATCCTATTGCCTTAAAAACTGCGGGACATTCAAGATCATGCTTTGTACTTACGGTCATAATCATTGGATAGCCGTATGTGTTTTGCTTTATTATTTCCTGCACCATTCGACTATAAATAGCCTTGTCCTTTTTATTCAGGTCCATTGCAGACTGCAAAAGGCAAAACTCCTTTGCATCATGGTTAACTTGAAATGTAAAGAACCCGCTAAATTCATCATTCAGTTTCAGGATGATTGCCGAGTGTATCTGCATATTCTTTCGTGCAGCCCGGTAAGCCACCTTATCTTCAATAGCAAGTTTCGCCACGGCCTCTTCATAACCGGACCCGATTACTGATTCGACATATATAAATTCAACTTTATCTTCAAATAACTTTTGTTGTTCAATTGTCTTCATGGTTTATTAGTTTAAGGTTTCACAACGTATTTAGTCAGCTTGTATCTCATTCAACTCAAATGTAAATTTAACGAGCATATCCGGTTTAGTTACCTGCCGCAGTATCCATTCTGCATCAACTTCATGACAAAATATATCAAGGTAATTCATCCAACAATAGTGTTGCATACGGCATAATTTTCGTGCATCGACGGGGTGAGTATGTGTGACTTCGTAAAACGCCTGAATATGTCCGTTACGATAAGTCACCAAGTCAACAATAAATGCCCAACCATCAATAGATAATTCTACTTCAGGTATTACATCAAAGTCATCTTTAAGCCAACCGGCAAGCACTTCTTTTGCTGCCTTATGCTTATAACTTTCTAAAACGGCACGTTGTCTCGTCTTTCCCATTCAAAGTCTGTTTTATCAGGCTCAGTATAATCCATAACCTGTTGTTGAACATTCTTAATTAACCAGTTTGTTTTATCAAATACCTGTGTCGGGGCAAACCGTCCCGTATCATAATCATATTCCAATTTAGTTACCCCTTGTTCTCCGAGATGTTTGAACTTGATCTTTGACCAATAAACATCAACCTTATTGAGCATCGTATTTTCATTAGTGAACTGCCGGTGAACAACAATGCCGTAATCAGTTTTATTATAGAAATGAGCAGACCCAGAAATATCGTAAAGGCTCGGAACACGTGTATGACCCGCAGCATCTTTATCCATTTTCTTCGGGTGCGCAATCAAGAATACCAGCACATCATTCATCTTTGCAAAGCTGATCAACTTATCCAAAAACCGTGAGATGTATTGTGTCTCACTGTCTCCGTACTGGTGATCAAGTTTATTGTACGGGTCAATGATAATAACCTTAATGCCTTTCGTTCTGACAAGTTGCTTGGCGTTCTTAATGATCGTATCAACCGTAAAATCTTCTTCATTCATTATGTAAAAGAAGTTTTCACGGATATACTCGAACGCCATTTCAAACTCAATTTCATTTGACTGTGCTGCACGAAACCGCTTACCGATTATCTTCTCGTAAAGTTTCGAGTAGTGATATTTCAACGGGTAATTCTCAGGTGTGAAGTATGCAGCCTTCCAATTAAGTCTAAGGCTCATTTTTGTCACGATGTAATCCACAAACTCACTCTTACCAGACGACGGTATGCCGGTGACAATAGCCAGTCGGCCCGTTTCCCATTTAATGTTATTATCAAAGCATTCTCCGAGTGAGTGTCCAGGTTCTATGCCGTTCATATACAGATCACGGATATCATTGTAAAGATGATCGACTGTGACAATGCCTTTTGTCGGGATCGGTACAGCTTCTTTAATTGTGTCCTGAAGTGCCGGACCGCCGTATTTAAGCAGATAGTCGTTTGCATCTTTGCAGTCCTTAAAACTAACGATCAGACAACGCTCATATCCTAACCTCCTGGCAAGTTCATCACGCAGTTCAATGCCTTTCGTATCCTGATCAGTTGCGAGATAAATCTGTTTGATGTTTTCAAATAATGAAACGTATCTGTCAAGGTATTCAAGTTTAACATTCGCACCGGCTGGAACGCTAATCACATTGTCAACATTACATTCGATGTAACTCAACGCATCTAATTCACCTTCGACAATGATAACACTCTCTGAACTGAGTAACACATCCTGATTGTAGAATATCAGTTCTGACCCGCTGTGTTGTTTGAAACTCTTCTGCGGTCCCCGGTATTTGATGTTATAAAGTTGCTCCTGAAAAAAGAAAGGAAAGCAAATGACCTCACATATTTGACTGAGCTGCGGCATAAATTCGTCGTCAGAATAAACACGCATCTTATTCAATGTCTTCTGCGAAATCATGCGTCCGGTAAACCACTTTACAGCCTTATCAGTTAGTGCCGTTATGTTTTTCCACTCAGGAACGATGTATGTTTTCTCTTCGCCTGGCTTGAATACATAAAACGAAGCGTTGCAGTTATGACAGAACCCAACCTCAGAGGCGGTATTCCACGCAAAACATTTATCGCTTTTCTTTTTGCGGTGTGTTGAACACTCAGGACAAAGGTAACGCTCCTCTGCCGTTTTGCCTTTCGGATCAAATTCGTATAATGCGTTTGTTATGGTTGATTTTATCTTCATGGCATAATGAATCTCGGAACTGGTTTAACTATAATTTCATCATTCCACCGTTGCTGATTAAGATACTTTTCAGGGTATGGCAAGAACTGAACATCTCTTACACTTGCCTTGAATTGTGGTAAGGTATCAACTATTTTCTGACGCTCATCATCCGTGAGTTTATTCCAACGTTGAATACAGAGTTTTTTATTACCTAACTTCTTATCATATAAATTCCAAAACACATCAAAAGATATATTTATATTTACTTTACTTTCCTTTACTTTAGGAGGGTTACTAACCGTTTCGTAACTGGTTACATTATTTATATCGTTTTGTTTTTCACGCCATTGCCTAACTTTTTCCCTCGTTTTTTCTTTTTTTATCTGGTACTTTTCACCATAGTTCAGCAATTGTTCGTTGAAAGTTTCACCATTTATTGAGCATATTAACCCAATACTTTCCATAAAAGTCCAAACTTTTTGAAGGCGTTTTCCTACCTTTAACTGTGCTTTTAACACCTCGGTTTTAACTGGTTTTTCTTGTTTCCCTATCTTTTCTAATAGGGTATAAAATAACCCAAGCCCCTCATATCCGAAATTCAAAAAGAGTTCTGTTATCTTTTCGTCATCAAAAGAACTTGTATCGTGTAGGTAGTATTTCATGCCGACACAAATAAGAAGCCCCCACAAACAGCAAACCCCCAGATGCCGTAGGAGTAGAACTTCTCCAGTCTGAGGGATGCGTGCCTGTGAGGGCTATGGGTTAAAGATGAAAAGTCATTCATTGTTCTATTATATTTCGGCACTACAAATATAACATCTTATTTTTTACTCCGCAACTTTTTCACGGGTTTATTTACCACCGGCTTAATTATCCCGGCAAGTAGGTTGAACAGTTCTTCAGGGGTCATAGCTCAATTATTAGTTTTGTGTGCTTTTTTAGAACAAATTCACGAGCCCCACGGCCAACGTGAATAAAGTATCCGTTGTCTAATTCTTCAAGGACTTCATAAGTTCCTCCATTGCGCAGGCTTGTTTTGTCAATTACCTTAACCATTTTAATCTTTTTCATAGCTTCATTAAAAAACGTTCATATTCATCTTCAATACTTTGTATTACTCGGTCAGAAGTGGCCTTGTCTTTATACAAAACCTGGATTACCTCACCGTAAATGAAAGGCAACTGGCTGCGGACATATTCTTCAAAGGTCTTTTGAGACATCCGGCCAAAGGCGATTGACTTGTATTCAATGAACTTCGTGCCGTCCTTAAACTCAAAGATGATTTTGTATTCTCCCTTCAAGTGTTTCAGGAATTGGTAGAAGCGATCCTTTGGAATTGTCTCTTTAAAAGCCTTCGGTAGCCAGTCATAAATGTAGCCTATAAACGAGAAGTAAGCACGGTGAAAGTTAACATCTCTTTCGGTAACTTCACGAAAGGACAAAACCTCCCCCGAATGGCAGTTGTCAAGCAGGTCATGTGCGTTTTGATTGACCGGCAAATAACCACCACCAACGGGGGTAAGTTCTATTATCTTATCGTAGTCCGTGTCCTTCACTTCACCTTACCTTCACCTTCGTACAACTCATACCGGCTGCGCTTCTGTTCTAAATCCTCACGTGACTTGAAGTAGTACGTTATCCGCAGTCGTGGAATAGTCAAACT